CAGGGTCTCTAGCAGTTTTCTTAGAGGTTAACTTTTTCTTCATACCCTTCATTCTAGCGCAGAATGATGCCCTACGGGGGTTTCCAACCTTCTTGCTTGGAGCTTTGAGGTCGCTTCCAGGATTTTCTCTCTCGTAAGATTTTCGTCCCTTGGCATTAAGTCCGCCGCTGGCGGACTTACCAGACTTTTTTGTCCAGGCAGCTCCTTCTTGTGTAAGTTCAAGTTCTTCTTTAGCAGTCCGCGCCGATTTCTTAAAGGCATCCTTCGCAGGATAATCCTTATCTCCTGGTTTAGCAGGGGATTCACCACGCTTTCTTTTAGCGTGGATGTTTGCATAAAGTCCACGTTTCGCTTCTGAAAGCTCTCTAAATTCTTTAAATGACTTCATACTTACGACGGGGGTTTACTAGTTTATTTATTCAATTTTGGTATGCAATTGCAGATGCCCACACAGAACCACTGGCAGTAGAAGCATCTACTACGGCACCAGGATCCTTTCTGATTGCCATCCCTTCACCAGCAGGAATGTAAACTGTGACTGCTGAAGCATTAGCAACAGTAACTTTTGCAGCAGTATTGTTTGTGTTTACTACCCAAAGAAGTGTTCCTGCTAAAGCAGTAGCATCAGCTAATGCAGCTGCCTGAATATCTTCTGCAGAAGAGAGTGGTTTAATAATCATTTGTCTATACTTTTTAGTTATTTATCTTCCAGATTGTTTTTTGCCTGCTTAAGCATCTTAGCAAGATCAGCAGTAGAACCTACGAACATAGTATTGTTTACAGTAGATGGTCCTTTCTTTTCTTCTTGACCTAAATCTTTCATTTTCTTTTGTAGGTCTGCTAACTTATCAGTAATGTCAGCGACGTTCTTAATGCCCTGGAAGGCGACTTCATACGCCCTTGGGTGGTTGCTGCTCCTAGCAACGTCTAGGAGTTCCTCAATGGCAACCTGACCCTTCTGGATGAGTTCATACAACTCTCCGCGAGCATACTTATAGTCAGTCTCTACATCAGCAGCATCAACCTCAACCTTCTCGGGTTTAGGTTGCTCTACTTCATCCATAGGAGTGATGTCAAAAACATCCTCCATGTTCTTCTGAAATTTATTGTCCATGATACGTTATACCCTCATTGAATCCAAAGTCATCATCTGGTTGTAGCAGAGCATCGTCTGCTGCATTGATGGTGCCATCCTGGTTCTTATCTTCTAATGCCTTCGGTGTGACATTATATTCCATGACTCTAGCATTAGTATTTCTATCGCCAATTTTAGTATCAAGGATAGACTTCCTGATGATGTCATTGGCAGCAACAGGACCGTACATGTAAGTCTTAACTGAGAATCTCAGTGTGTAGTAAATATATCGTCTAGTAGAATAGTCACCTTCATAATCATCAGTAAAATCAATACTTTCTAAGATGATGGGAATATCTCTTTTCTCATTCATTTCAGGAATAAGGTCAACAGTCATGCTAAACTGAGGTTGAAAGAAAGGAAGAATCTGCTCAAGAATTTGTAGAGCATCGTCCTGAGACTTTGCAATCACGTTTAACTCAAACCCAATATTATATGGTACGGGAAGATATTGAGTCTTAGTAGTTGTGGTCTGACCATCTCCTACCGCTCTGTTCCTCTGAATAGGAGGAACCTTCCTGCCAGAGTCATACTGAATAGATGTCATCTCAAATGACAATCTAGGGACAGTAATCGTTACCTTCTTATCAAGATCGGGTGATTGCTGAAGTCGTGCTAAAAACTTTTGAATAGGACCATACGCTAATGGAACCTTCTGCTGCATGACGTTCTCGCCATTAGCATCTAAAGTTTTTAGTTGAATATTATTAAAGAGTGTACCAAATGTGGTAACAGTCTTTCTAATAATTTTGTGATAAAAATAATTTCCTAACATTAGAAGCTACCTGTAAAATTACCAAATTCTCCGAATGGATTCTTTTCAGTGAAGTCAAGAATATCATCTGCTTCATCTTCCAGTTGTCTATTCTCCGAGAACGAATCTGTCATATCAAGAGTATCAAAGGATGAGACTGACCATCTTGCATTAGAGTCAGCGCCAACTAACTCTTCATTAACATCAAACGTTCCATTTGCATATGCAACACTTAATGTTCTAGTGTCTTCATTCCACTCTGCGACCTTACCTACAACGTTTGCAGGAGATTCGTCAATAACAATAGTTGGTGCCCAACCAGCAACGCTTTGGACATTGCCAAGTGAGTCATATGTTATGTCGCCATAAACATATGGTGTTGTTGGTGAATTAACTGTAGAGACAACACCGTTGGTGATCTCTGTTGTTGACGTACCAATCAAAGCATTTGTTGGTGTGAACCAACGTGCTACTGGTGCAGTTTCATATCTACCACCAGCATTGGTAATAGTAATTGGACCAAGAACTCCGTTGGTGGCAACTGGGGTAGTTGCAGTAGCGTTGAATCTTGTTCCTGAAACCTTTTCGTCCTGAATCCAATATCCAGAACCACCAGTACTGAGTACAACGGGGAATACACCAGATTCCATTTCAGTGTTGTCAACAGCAGGAATGCCAGTATCAAAGATACTGTCTCCATACTCAAAGACTTCACATGTCATGGTATATGTATATAGACTTCCTAATTGATAGAAAGGTTTTTGGTTCTCTACATACTTAATTTCAAATACAGTTTCATTTAATGGGAACCATATAAGGTCACCATCATTAGGTCTGCCACTAACTATTTTGTTAGTAGAACTCTCTACGAAATCTTGCCATCTCCTCCTAGAAACTGTGAGTTGAATCTCATCAGTCACACGGAGACCAAATTTAGACAGCATGTCTCCATTACCACCAAATTGCTCAAAGTTTTCAAGATACATCTCAATGAGATAACTATCCTTAAACTGTGAGTAGTAGATGTCATTCCATAATTTATCCTCATGGATTTGACGAGGAATGTAGTAGCATTCCAGACCATACATTTTGATCTGTTCGTCTACAAGATCCTGGACTAATCCTTGCTCACCTTTTGTTCCTTGTGTGAAGTATAAATTCTTCATCTTATCCGATCATGTCTAGTGGTGGTAACTCGTATTCTAACTTGAAGTCATCCATGATCATTTGAATCTCACGTTGAGCATCCTCATAGAACTCTCTGCCATTCAGAGTTGTTCCACCAGGAAGTGCTACGTTCTTAAACTTAATCAAGTTCTGTCCCCACTGACGTTTAATCAGAGCGGTGAGATATCTCTTTAACCATTTATCATTATAAACTTCTGATGAGTTAGCAGGATCAATCATCCTGTAGCAGTCTAGAATTAAATGCTGCCCAGGTGTGATATTATCCCAGTCAGTATCAATATATAATCTATTTTCTCTTTTATTAAATCTTACTGGTTTAAAGTTACCAATAACAAAATCAAGAGTCTCAAGATATTGCTTTACCATATAATAGTTCAGGATTTCCATTGAACCGAAGTTATAGAAATCGTTCAGGAACAACTGATACTTCATACTGAAGATGTTTCCTGATACCGCTGATGAACTATTATCATAGGCATATACCTGAGTTATTCCAAGAACATGCTCAGGAACAGTAACATAGTTATTCTGCTCTTTAAAATTCGTACCAGAAATTGTACTGTTCGCTTTCGCGTCAGTAATCATCTGCTCAGTAACTTCTAGTTTTAAAAATGTTTTGATGCTTCCATCAAAATGACGCTCTTGGAAGAATTGAATAGCATCATCCACAAGATCCTCAATCTGATCATCATCTACGTTAATCTCTAGGACGGGAAAACCTAATTTCCTTAAGCAGTAATCAATTAGTTCCTGGCGTGTTGAGGGTCGTGCCATGAATGAAAAAATACCCCTAGTTTCCTAGAGGTATTTATCATACTCTATTCTACACCTTCTGGCCATTCATTACAGGTCTCGCAATCTTCTTGATCATCAAGGAATAGATGGGGATTTCTTGCTCGGAATGCATCATATTCATCCCATTCGTGAATAACTTCCCCTTCTTCATTTCTGACAATTTCCATATTATGTGCATAATGGAAACATCTGTCTCCGAGTTCATCTTCAACAAAGTTGGGATCTTTTTCAACTTCGTCCATAAACCAACTTCTTACTGATGCAAGATTATCAAATACTTTGACTTGATCTTGGAACTCACACCACCACAGAAGTTCATTCACAGGAATTTCTTTTCCATAATCTTCTGCCTCCTTATCATCAGGCAACATTGCCTCAATGATCATACGAGTGTCCTCACCATGCTTCTCCTCAATATCTTTAACCAATGAATAGAGAGGGATATCCGTAACAGCATCCATTTGTATAACTACTAAATAAAACTACGACACAATATATAGTCAATTGACCTGACTTGAATATGTGTTATAATGTACTGTAGTATTTAAGGAAAAATGAGTCTTCAACTTTGTCTTCTTGAAACAGGAGAAACTATTCTTGCCGATGTTCGCGAGGCAATTGATCCTGAATCCAACGAATCTTTGGGTTATCTCGTAACAAATCCATTTGTTGTTGAGCATACAATCCACAACACAGTCCAGGTTGATGAAAATTTTGCTGATGTAGATAGTTCTCCTGAAGGAGCAGCATCACTTTCATATAGAATCTGGGCACCCCTGTCTCGTCAAAATGTTTTTAACTTCCATAAAGATTTTATCAGAGTAATCTACGAAGCTGATGATAAAATTGTTGAGCAATATACAGAAGTGCTTGCAAAATGGCAGAGTGAGCACACCGTAGAAGTTGAAGTAGATAAGCATTCTACTAATGTATCTTGGGCTAGTGATACAGATGTTCAGTTGAACCAAGAACTTGATCAGATGAACCCTGAGGATCGTCCCGTCGTTATGGAAGGAGAATCAAATGCCTGATATCCATAATGGATTATTTTATACACCATCATCTGAGAAGAAACAAAATAAATCAAGAAAATCAACTATTCCTGTTTTTAACAATACTGTAACTACTATCAATAATCCTCCTGAAATTGAGGAGATGGATAATTGCATTGTTGTTGACAATTTTCTTAATAACATTAATAGTTTTGAAGAATCTCTTCTCAAATTTCCTGCAACTAATTGCCATGAAATTAATGAAATCCTCTATTATGGAGACAAAGAATCCGATTATGTCGGAACGATGGGTATCATCCAACCAGTATCAAGAGATTTTGTTGCTACATATGTAAATCACTTATATCAATACCTTAGTGAGAAGGATTACATGATTCCTAATCCAAATAATGATTCAAAGTTTTTTGATCAACTGGTAATGAGTAGTGCTTCTGAAGCAACTCTTTTTCATGAAGATATGGTTGTAGATGCTGCTAATAATGTCCCATGTCCTGCTGGTGGTGAATTTAATAGCACACTCTTCTTTGATGATGACGAAGAAGATAATAAAAAAGGAATTACATTCTATGATTTTATTTTTGAAGGTAGAAAATATTCTTCTCTTGATGACTTCATGATTGAAGATGATGAGACTAGAGAAAAAATTTTTGAAGTAGTTAGTGAATTTTCTGCAGGTAATGGAACATTAGAATTATATGAAGAGTTTAAAGAATCTGAATATTTCAAACCCACTGAGTACATTGAGGCAAAAAGAAACCGACTAGTTGCTCACAAAAGTTCTTTCTTTACAGTAAGGAATTTTACCAGTGGGGAGCGTTATACATTTAACTGCTGTTTTAATGTGCCTAAATTTGGATAATGATAGATTTTAATATTAATGATTTTTCTCGTTATACTAAAGAAGATATTGAATCTATAACTGAAATAAATCCAGATGCAGAAATTAAGTTGCATCGTGTTGATGGTATTAAATATATCAGAGCGACAAACTTTCTTAAACGACCCGATGACTTAGCAGAATTTATGTCTAAGTTTCCTGCTGAGGATAAAAATCTTACTGTAGCAGCAGGACAAAATTCTGATGTAGGTAGTTCTGCTCCTGGATTTCAGCAGTATATTAGAGAGTTTTATTTTAGGAAATTAAACTCAGAAATATTTAAAATAGGTTATGATTTAAAACTTCATAAGTATAATCGTAGTCGTACAGAATTTGATAATTTTACGAACTGCTGTTATCCTGGAATGCAAGCATATCATAGAAATTATCTGCCACATACAGATTCTTTTGGACTTGCTGCTAATATGTATCTCACTGATCCAGGAACTTCTACATCAACTTCTTTCTTTAGACTTAGAACATCAAGCGGCACATTAATTCACAATGAATTTGAGTTATCCCGTGCTGCTCATGCTGATCTTAAGGACATTCAAGATAGATATGTTTATGATAGTTCTGGAGTAGGATGGGAACCTTGGGTTGAATTTAAAGGTAATGATTTTTATGAATTTTATTATGAGATTCCTGCAGAATACAATAGTATGAGTATGTACCGAGGTAATATATGGCATAGCATTACTTACGATGCTTCGGAAAAATCCAAAGTTAGATATTCATTAGTTACTGCCATGGTGCAGGTATAAAAAAAGGGGGCATGTGCCCCCAATTTTTTTGGTTTGTTCTCCCAGGATCATGCCTGAGATTCCTGCCAGGTGACCCTTGCCGATACAGCGAAGGGGTTGTTGGTGCTAACGTTGGACGAGTCCACAATGTTCGCGACAACCGTGAGGATGTCAGGTCCGTTGGGGAATGTACCATCGCCACCCAAGATTGAGTTACCCAGGTCAGAGATCGCGCTAAGGTCGTAACTGGTTGAAGTAGATTCACCAGTACCACCACCAGCAGCACGGAAGGAGAGAATCGTTGAACCACCCGCGACAGTCTCGTTAGAGGAGTGTCTAACCAACTGACAGAGAGAAGGTTCTTGAACATTCTGATATGCGTCAGTGCTCAGTCTTCCGTTCAGCTTCAGACTAATCTCAGTTTCGTGCGTGGTAAGAATACCAACGGAGGCAAGTTTAAGTTGCATTCTGTTGATGATTTCTCTTTCACCCAGTGCGCCCGTGATTGAGGAGTCAACCGAAGGTGCGAGTCTGATTGAAATCAGAGGGATGTCTGAAGGAATTGGATTGTTGGTGTTAGAAGGAGCACCGATAGACATGATTGTTGAAGTAGGAACAACAATACAACCATTAGTTCCACAAAGTTCTCTTTGAATATTATCAGTGTGATATCTGTTGAATACACTGGTAGTACCTTCAAAGTACTTGATATACAGTCTGTAGTAACCACTATCAACCTTAGATCTGTTATCAACAGGTCTTCCATCTACAAAGTAGTTGTTTGCAATAGTGCTATTGTAAACCAAGGTGTTTGTAGTAAACGCGCTCGCGTCATTGGTATCAAAGAACAGGACAAGGAAGTACTCTCTCAACCAATAGTTACCTTGATATCTCTCGTTAACAATGGTAGAGTTAGCATTGGTAGTCTTATCAACCGAGTTCTCGTTAGTGAACTTCTGAACGTTACCAGATGCCGTGAACAAGTATGCTTCGTCATCCTGATACATACCGTCCATGATGACCGAAGTACCCCAGTGGAACAGAGTTCCGACGTAGTTTGGATTGTCATCATTCTCAATCTCATAACGCGCAGGCAGGTTACCTGAACGGAAGTAAGATTCGGTCAAGCGGTTGTTGTGCTTGAATTCGTGGACGTACTTAACGTGACCGTTCTGATCCTTGAATCCGAAGCGGATCTTACCAGCACCATACCAGGAGTAATCCATGTAGCACATCTGGATCTTGGTGATATCAAGATTAAATCCAGAAGGTCCTTCGCCATCTGCCTTATCAATATTCCAGTTGTCTTGACCAACCTTAGTATCAATTGTCTTAGTGCAGATAACGTTCTCAGCAGTAACACCACGATATGCAGGTTGAACTGTAATCTGTGTATTACTGGTAACTTTAACGACTCTGTATGACATACCGCGAATAACGATATGCTCACCCTTAACGAGTTCGGAGAGGAACTTAGTATCAGTACCTGTAACAATGTTATCTTGCTTAGTAACACTGATTGTACCAGGAAGTTGAAGAACAGAACTTCTTCTTACACAGTTGAGGGTATTGCCATCAAACTCAAAGAAGAATCCATTCTGATCATCAAACATACCAGCACGAATGTCACAACCAGACCAGGAAAGAACTTGTGCTTTAGGGAATCCACCAGAATTACTTCTAGCAGGTTCAACTTCAAGCAGATACTTGAAGATGTAATCACTATCTACAGATGTAACAATTGATGTGTGGTTCCATGCTGAATCATCAGATTCAATAACCTTGATGTCAAGATTAGCAGCAAGCTGGTGTGGTTTTGCTGTTGTTACAAGACCTTCAATAATTCTATGGAAGGTAACTGGTTCGTTGACGAGAGGTGCGGTTGTAGCAACACTGATTCTGATAGTAGTTGAGTTAATAATCTCAAGAATTCTAGCGCCGCGTCCAAGTGAGTCTGTGGGAATACCAGTACCCGTGACTCTCATATCTTTCAGCAATGCAGCAGTGCTTGCAACTGTCAGTTCATCAGCACCTTGAGCAGCATTAGCAGTAGTAGCCTGTGAGGTTCCGCGAGTTGTGTACGAGAGATCCAGAATTGGAATCAGAGGAATAAAGTTAATCGCGTAAGAAGTCTGGATACCCTTACCTGACTGATAACGGAAGTACTTACGAGTCTGTCTAGAAATTCTAGAGTTAGGTGACTTAGAAGTACCGATTTCCATACCACCGTCAAATGGTCTGTGGAGATAGAATCCATCAGGACGTACATAGATGTAGGAAGGAATCAGATAAACTACGCTAGATGCAGTGAAGTCAAGAGCAGTATCCACGAGGAGAGTTGTATCATCCGTAATCGCAGTAATTGTTCTGGACTTAACAGTACCAGGAGTTGTAGCAGGATCAACAACTTTAATAACATCACCAACCTTGAAGAATCTTTCAAAGGAGGTATCTGTACCAATGATAGATCTAGAACCATTAACTGTTTCAATAGTACCAGCACCAGTAACTTCACCCGAAAGGTTAGAACTTACTAATCTTTGAGTTCCAACACCAGTCTGGGTAAGAGCAATTGGAGTAGGTGATGAGGCAGTGGCATCTGCTTCAGTAGCAGCAAGTTGAATATAGTTATGATCAAGGGCAATAACAAAATAATCAACGTTGTCTGTGAGTCCGCCAACAGCTGTTCCACCAGAAATATCATAGATCACTCTTGTTCCGCTAGAGAAGAAGTGTCTAGGAATATTGATACGATTGTTTGTTGTATCAATGTCAGAAGCAGCATTGAAGCTCTTAGATGTTGGTGGAATCTTGAATGGAATGGTAACTTCAAGTTCAGTATCACTAATTGCCTTAGTTGTGGTATAAGAACCATCAACAACACCGAAATCAGCAGTTGTGTTTTCAAATGTATGAGCACCAATACCGCTATCGGTAACATCAATAATTGATCCACCTTGAGTAGCTGACAGAGTAAATCTGTCACCACTAATGGGATAGACATAGTAAGAAGTGCCATCAACCAGACCAGGAGATCCAGCTGGAGGGGTGCCAGTTGTATTGTACTTAACAAGTTCTCCAGCAGAGAATTGGTTGTCTGCAATATAGACAGAGTTTCTAGTTGGGTTTGTCAGAACAGCAGTAAATGTAGTAACACCCGTAGCACCAGCAAGTCTCAATGGAGATGCGCCAGTACTGGATTTAATTCTGAATCTATCATCATTAATTCTATCAATGTACCATGTTCCACTAGTTGTAGAAGTTCTTTGGTTGTTGCCTGTGTCTGCATTATAGTAATGAACCGCACCAGTGGTTGAAAGAGTTACGGAATCATTGGTTTGGAAACCATGATTGGCTTTATAGAACGAGTCATTGGTGGAAGTATTTCTCTTCAGAAGTGCAATATATGCATTCGTCTGACCATCCTCATTAACACTACGGAAGGTAGTTGTTGGTGAAGAGTCATAACCAGCTTGTCTATACCAGTAGAAGTACTCGTTACCATATAATCTGAACTGAGTGCTACTCCAGTCATTCAGATAAGTGGTATTAGAACCCCAATACTGTTTGGCATTTCTACCACCGTAACCACCTACGGTATAACCATAACTATAGTCGCCATTGTTATTTCCATTGATACCACGGTTCTCATGGTCGGTTAGGAAGTCATAGTTTCCTTGCCATTGTGTATTACCCAAAGGAAGTGATTGGAGATCCTGACCATAAGTTCTCCATCTACCTCCCCAGTTATTCCAGTATGGCTTATATCTGTATCTTGTAGGATATCCAGAACTAATTCCATCACCATATCTGGTTGTCTGGAAGAATGATGCAACATCCCAAGCTGTTCCACCTAATCCATAAGTACCGTTGATTTGACCAAAGTCATATCCAGAATAAGTATCTCTCCAGGTTCTATAGTATGTACGATAGTAAACATACCAGTTTTGGTTTGGACCATACTCTTCGTAAATGTTATAAACGAGTCCAAGGTTATGAGAACCATGATCAAAAGTACCACCAGTAGTCAAATTAATTCTGTTGTTCAATCTCTGACTATGGTTTAAATAAAACTCATTGTCATTAATTCGCTCAATGTAATAAACCTGCATTCTTGACAGACCGCCGAGTGGGTAGTCGCCAGGATTAGGATAGTAAAGGACAGCAGCTCTGTTGTGGAAACCATGAGATGTCATGGTAATTTTATCATTACCATAATCTACGTCAGTAGAGTCAAAACGCTTAACGTATGTTGGCTCGTAGTTATAAGGTACTCTTTGAGTAGGATCTTCATTTGTTACAATATTTGCCTGTTCATCAGGATCAATAACTGGTCTTCCGTCAGGAGCAGTTGCAGTAGAATCTGTAATTTCAAGAATCTTAGGAGAAACTGTATTAACAAAATAGAAGTTAGTATTATCAGCAAAACCATGTTCTGATCTGGTAGTCAGGAGAACCTTTGTATTTGCACCAAATGCAACTGTTAAAGTTCTGCCCATTCCAGCATGGTTGGTGCAATGATAATATAATGTATTATATGATGGTGATGATGAGGTTACCATGATTCTGGTATATGCACCAGCAGAACCAGGAGTACCACTTGAATAAACAAAAGTTGTTAAAGCAGTACCCGCTCCATCAGCCTGATCATTGAAAGCAATAGGATGTCCAGTATTGCTAGAATCAGATTGATCAAAGATATATACAGAATTTCTAACCAGATCAAAATCTGGATCTAATTTACCATCAATGAAATATTTGTTGCCACCAGCGGTAACACCGTTATTAGCATTAGATTCAAGAGTATAAGATGCAGATGCACCTTGAACAGTGAGTGCTTCATCTGGATTAAAAGTTCCAGTCACATCAATCACTACGAGATTTGCACCATCAACTTTTGCAATAGTACCATTAGCTCCACCAGCACCAGAAACAAGAACTCCAACCTCAACATCAGTATCAAATGCCGTTGTGGCAATAAGCTCTGTGGTATCTTTTACAGTAACCAATTTAGTGAAAAGGTCAGCAGTAATACCTTTAGTTTGACTCAAGTTAACCTGAGAACCTTGGAAGAACTTACCTGGAATAATAGATGTATAGGTTCCTTGGAGTTCTTTTGTTTCAGGTTGGTTTGCTCTAGCCTTATATGTAAATGATTCGTTTGAAGGAACTGACTGGATCAGATATGCACCTTCAGCAGAGAGTGAAGCAAGACCAGTAACAGTAATAGGAACACCAGTTACAAGACCGTGCTCAAATTCACATGTTACGGTAATGATTTCACTATCCTTAGTTGATTCTACTTTTGAAATAAAAGGAATAGTGGTGTCAGCAGTAGACGCATAGAACGAAGGAATGTTGTTAATGGTCTGAATAGTTTCCCACTTAGAAGCCTGTGGACCGTACTCAAAGTCGGTGTCAATCAGGTTTTCTGGGTTTGAAACTCTGAACTTAGAAACAGCGTCAACATAAGTCTCTGAAGGCTCAATATTTACATAATCCTTCTCATAGAAAATCTGCAGTTCATCAGTGCTCTGCATAGTAGAGCAGTTGAAGTTCAATACAAACGAAGTCTCTTCGTTCGTAGCATCATAAGATCTAGAAGACAGACCTAAGAAAGCATCTGCGAAGTTGTAGATATTGACATTATCAGTTACATTCGTGATAAGAAGCAGTCGCTTAGCAGGAATGTTACCCTTGACCTTGACAGTGTTGGTCGTTGGCTCAAAAGTGTAATAAGTAATTAATTTCTTTGCCATTTGTTAAAAATCCTTTCGGTTATGTTTATATACGTCTAATCAAAGACCAAATGCTACGGACATAGCAAGAGATCCCTGCCTAGTAGCGAGTTCAGTTCCTCCAGCTTTCACACCATCATGAACAACAGCAGTGTTCTTGGTGGTATCAACAGTGATTTCGCCTTCCGCGCCAATAAAGGTTTGGTGCTGAGCTGTCGTACCCCTTCTGAATTGTACTTGAGTGGTCATTCTTTTTAAGCCAGAGATTTTCTTCTTTTATTTATACAAATTATTATATTATCGTGCTGTAGATTCTAATTGGACTGAAGAGTTTGAGGACAGGAACCGCCTCACCTTGCATAGAAATTCTGACTGTTCCAGGTTGGGTAATTCGTGTGACGCTACCTGGGTTATTACCACTAATTCTAAACAGGTTTGTAGAAACAACTTCGCCCTGTTGACCGATTCCAGTTTCATCATAATCTCTGGATCTAACCGTAGTTCCACTGCTAAGACCGAAGAGTGAACCAGATCCAACATAGTCATCGGTCTGCTTCTCAACTGCCTGACCATCAGTGCGCCCAATATAACCAAATACCTGATTTCCGAATGTGAGTTTGATATCAGTTGCTTCACCAGAAATTGTTGTTTCAACATCGCCATGATAAGCACCTCTGCCGAAGGATTCTGTTGCACCACCGCGTGTTTCAAACAGAGTGGTGTTTTCAACATCAATTGTTCTAGATTCAGCACCACCACCGAATGTAGTAAGGTTACCAGATCCAACAAAACTGAGGGTGATGACAGGAACTGCTTCGCCGCTGACATTTTCTGTGCCAGATCCAGCAAATGCGTTTGTTGTGATAACAGTAGCATTGCCTTGAGTGGTGTAAAGAAGAGTTTCTTCTGCTGGGTTGAATCCAACAACTTCTGCTCCACCACCGAATGTTGAAAGTTGACCTTCGCCTGTGTAGACTCTGGTTGCTTTGTTTTCGGAATCTCCAGAAACGAATGTTGCACCAGCGCCAATCTTTGTGCGGGCGAATGGTGCCTGTGCTTCGCCAGAAACTGTGAAGAGTCCAGTAGACTCTGGTGCAACAGCAGCAATCTCAACTCCACCACCGATTGCGAAGAGTGAACCAGATCCAGCAAATCCGCGAGTTCTAATGACTGGTTCAGCAGATCCATTAAACTCAAAGAGTCCTGTGGATTCTTCAGCGACAGTCGCGCTTTCAGATGCGCCACCAATACTAAAGAGTGAACCAGAACCAACATGAATTCTGGAGCGAGAATCTGTAGAATCTCCATTGATCGTGGCAGAACCAGTTCCAATGACAGGTCTAGCAAATGCATTCTGGTCGCCACCAGCAGCAGAGAACAGAACTGTGCTTTCAGGAATGCTTGCAGTTCTAGATTCAGCAGCACCATCAGCAGAGAACAGTGAACCAGATCCAACATGTGCAGCGGTGCGTTTTTCAACACTTTGACCACTGAGGGTTTCAGATCCCGTGCCCTCAAATGCGCGTGCGCGATCTGTGCCTGCAGTACCAGAAGGAACAAACAGAACAGTAGATTGTGGAACTTCAATTGTTCTAGATTCAGAAGCACCACCGAATCCGAACAGAGTACCAAACTGGAATAGGATGACTCTGATACGGACGATAGGTTCGCCGCTAAACTTGAATGCTCTAGTCTCAGTTTCTGGATTGAATCCGACAACCTCAGCAGCAGATCCAGCACTGAAGAGTTTTCCGCTACCCTTATGAATAATGGTGCGAACAGGAACTGCATCTCCATTGAAGGTGAACTTGGCAACTTCAGGATTCGTAAAGATGTTGAATCTGAGAACGAGGTCTGGAGTACCAGACAATCTTGGTGATCCGTCTGGGCG